TCTACCTACACAATCTGCTGGAACAACAGGTTTCGTCCTTGCATCAAGTGGAGCGACAGCTAACTTGGTGTGGACGCAACTTGCTGGACCTCAAGGTGCGCAAGGTGCAACTGGTGCTCAAGGTGCACAAGGATCTACCGGTTCTCAAGGACCAACTGGTGCTCAAGGCGCAGCTTCGACAGTTCCTGGTCCACAAGGCGCGCAAGGAATAACTGGTTCCCAGGGTCCACAGGGAACAACTGGTTCTCAAGGACCACAAGGACCTTCGGTTCAAGGACCGACGGGACCACAAGGTGCACAAGGAATTATCGGACCTCAGGGACCGCAAGGAACAACTGGTGCTCAAGGTGCTGCTTCAACCGTTGCCGGTCCTCAAGGCGCCCAAGGTTTGCAAGGTATCCAAGGACCACAGGGACCGCAAGGCCTTACAGGTGCACAAGGTGCAGCATCTTCAGTTGCTGGTCCTCAAGGTGCTCAAGGATTACAAGGCGCTCAAGGTGCAACTGGTCCTCAAGGATCTCCTGGAATAAACGGAGCACAAGGTGCAACTGGTGCTCAAGGCGCGGCAGGTTCAAGTATAACAGGTGCTCAAGGTGCAACCGGACCACAAGGTGCCCAAGGAAGTGCATCTGGTGCTGTCGCGCCTATTCTAAGACACGTCACCGCAGGATTTACAAGTGGCGGCCAAGTTTTTGTAACAGCGACTCAACCTACTGCTTCAGCGGCTGGTGATATCTGGATTGACACTGCAGGAACTACAGGATATACACAAAGTCTCTCGTCAAATGGATGGACTAAGTTGCCAAACGGAGCAATTATTCAGTGGGGAACAGTAACTGTTACTCCAAATACTACAGGATCTGGATCATTTCCAACATCGTTCACCGCGGTTGCCCGAGCTGTGATGAATGGCGTAGGAGATACAGGCGTATTTGGACAGGCTTCTAAAGGTGCAACCATTTTTAGTGTATCAACAACTGGTTTCAGTTGGTTTAACGGAGATGAAAGTTCTCATACCGGTTACTGGTTAGCAATGGGATATTAATAAAATGACAATTTACTACAGCCCAACAACAAAAGGTTTTTACGATACTGATTTTGGGTATCCGTCATTGCCGCAAGATATTGTTGAAATTACCGCAGAGCAACACCAGCAGTTTCTCCATGGTATGAATATGCAAAATAAAGAATTGGTTTTATCACAAGGAAATCTTGTTTTGCAAGATCGAGTCGTGGTAATTACTTGGGAACAAATTAGATCGAAAAGAAATAATCTTCTAGCTTTATCTGACTATACTCAAATGGCAGATTGGCCTGGAGATAAAACTGCTTGGGCTACATATCGTCAAACTTTAAGAGATCTTCCTCAGACTTATACAAATGCAGCAGACGTTGTTTGGCCATCTAAGCCAGGAGAATAATAAGTGCCGCTAACGTTCCTATCTGCTAAACCTGTTAAATATTGGAACGGCTCGTCGTGGGTCGGGAGCCAAGATTTTGCCGCCGTTAAAATGTGGAATGGATCTACGTGGCAATATGTAGGAATACGTCCGTATGCAGATGTAGCCTTAGTTACTTTTAGTCCCGTGGGCGGCACAATATCATCTCCGACTTTTGACACTGCCGAAGCGTATGGTTCCCAAGCAGGTTATACTATCACAGCTTCTTCAAGCGTAGTTTGGACTTATACTGGAGGAGATGGATTTAGTGGATACGCCAGTGTTGCAAGTGGAGGAAGTGCTTCATCAATTGAACTTGTAGCAGCTTATACAGGTGGTTTCAATGAACAAACGTTTAACGTATCAGCATCAAATGGTGCAGAAACTAAATATTGGGTGATAACTGTAACATCTTATAGTTTTGAATAAACATAGCGGAAGAATTAAATGGCACTGAAAGCAAATATCATTATCGATCAAGGCACTTCATTTGCTACGTCTATTGATGTGACTGATGAAAATGGTAACATCGTAAATCTTACAGGATTTACAGGTGCCGCTCAGATGCGTAAGCATTATACTTCGACCGCTCAAACCGCATTTACAGTTTCGATTACTGCTGTGACTGGCGTCGTCGCTCTTTCGATGTCGGCAAATACCACAAATGGCCTTACAGCCGGAAGATACGTATATGACTGTGAGTTGACTGATGGCAGCGGAACAGTTTCTCGTCTTGTTGAAGGTATCGTCACAGTTACACCAGGAGTTACAAGATAATGGCAGGTGCATCTCGTTTAGTCGCTACAATTACAAATAACAACGGCAGATTATCATCTGCTGGTCCTATTACTCTGAAAAATCAAATTCAAGAAATACGAAGTATTGAAAACATACTCGACGTCAGCGTCGTTGAAGCCGCCAATGGCGCTACATTAATCTACAATTCTCAAAATGATAAATATGAGGTGAGACAACTGTCATTCGCGGATCTAGCAGTAGATCTCGACGGCGGATCATTTTAACCTAAAAGGAATAGCCAAATGGCAGACAATTTAATTCAAATTAAAAGGTCGTTAACGACAGCTGATGCGCCAACATTAGCTAACGGTGAATTAGCGTTTACAGCAAATGGCGATCACTTATTTATTGGTTCGAATGGTGCTTCGATCACCATTGCCGGTAAATTTAATCCTGGTATACTGACCGCCAACCAAGCACTCGTTGCGAATGGTACCTCTGGTATCGACAAGATTATTGTTGCTAACGCTGTTGTGACAACAGTTACAGCCAATGGTTCGACGGGTACCAACGGACAAGTACTGAGTTCAAATGGAACAGCCGCTTATTGGGAAACTCCTACTTCTGGCGTATCTGGTTCAAATACACAAGTTCAATTTAATAATTCTGGCGCATTAGCCGGAGACGCAGACTTTACGTTTGATAATACCAATAATAAACTGTCTGTTGCCGGCGGCGTTCTTGCTGGCTCTGGCGGTAACTTCGTCGTTGGTTCTAATTCTTTTGTTGCGAATGCCACCGGTGTATTCTCTACAGGCACCGTGAACGCAGCGATTGTGAGTGTTGGTACGGCGTTCGTAGCAAATGCCACACAGATCAATATTGGAACTAACGTTGCTCTTAATGCAAATGGCACAAATGGTACTGCAGGACAAGTTCTTGCATCGAACGGAACAGCTGTATACTGGGTAACACCTCAAGATGGTGATATTACATCAGTCGTAGCCGGTTCTGGTCTTACTGGTGGCGGTACATCTGGCGAGGTAACTCTTGATGTTGGTGCTGGTAACGGTATCAGCGTCTCTGCAGACGCGATTGCTGTAGTTGCAAATAGCGGTCTTGCTTCAAATACCTCAGGCGTACACGTTATTGCAAATAACGGTCTATCTGCAAACGCAACAGGCGTTTTTGTTGTTGCCGGAGCTGGTATTGCTTCGAACGCAACAGGTGTGCATGTCGTATCTGGTAACGGTACGATTGTTTCGAATACCTCGGGCGTTTATGTCAATGCTGCTGCACTTTCAATTGCCACATCGCAACTTTCAGGCGACGTTGCTCTTGGTTCGGGTACATCAGGCGACTATGTTGCTACTATCACAGCTGGTAACGGTATTTCTGGATCCTCATCTGGTGAAGGTGGTGCAGCCACGATTGCTGTTGTAGCAAACAACGGTATTGTATCGAATACTTCAGGCGTCTTTGCCAAAGCTGCTAACGGTATTTCTGTTGATGGCGCTGGTATCAACGTTGTTGGCGGTGATGGTCTTACAGCTAACGCGACTGGAGTTCATGTTGGTGCTGCTAACGGTATTAATGTCACTGCAGATGCAGTTGGCCTTACCACTGGTTCAACACTCACGGTCAACTCTGCTGGACTCCATGTTAATACTGCACTCTCGATTACAGATCTTTCTCTTTCCGGAAATCTGACTGTTCTCGGTACGCTTTCGACAATCGATACTACCAACCTGACAGTCCAAGATTCGCTGATCGAGCTTGCAAACGGAAACGCAACAACCGACATTCTTGATATCGGTCTTTATGGTCAATACGGTGCCACTGGAGCTAAATATACCGGTCTTTTCCGTGATGCTACAGATGGCGTTTATAAGCTCTTTGCTGGTTCTCAAACAGAACCTACAACAACTGTAGACACTGCAGCAGCCGGTTATACTACTGCTACATTACAAGCATTCCTAAACTCTGGTGGTTTGGTTTCGAACGCGACTAACGTTACTCTTACTGCGAACTCGACACTCGCGGTTGGTATCACAGCGAATACATTGAGTCTTTCGACTGCACTGCCTGGAACAAGCGGTGGTACTGGACTCGCGACTGTTACTGCAGAAGACATTTTAGTTGCTAACTCTTCGAACGGTTTTAGAAAATTAGCTGTTGGCTCTACTGGATTCGTGCTTCAGTCTAACGGTACAGCAGTTGTATACGCAACCCTCGACGGCGGGACATTCTAATTTATGGAAGCTGAATTTGTAAATGAGTACATCAATCGATTACTCGCGAGTGTACATGATCTTACAAGTAAGAACATCATGCTAGAAACAAGACTGGTCATGGCCGATAAAACCATGACCAGTCTTCAAGCAAAAATTGTTGATCTTGAAAAGCTTGGAAATAAAAATAAAAAAGCTGAAGATACTTCTGTATAAATAGAATATTAGGGGTTACATAACCGCTTCGTTGCTCTATATAGAGGTTGAGAATGGCAAATAAATTTCAATTTAAGCGCACGACAATTTCTGGTCGTACAGCTAATACTACTGACGTAGCAAATTCCGGCTTTATTGATAACGGTGAATTTGCAGTCAACCTAACTGACCGTAAAGTCTTCTCTTCAGATGCTGCGAATGCCATCTTTGAAGTTGGTTCAAATCTCTCTTCTCTCGCTGTCACTACGATCGTAGCCAACGGATCTTCTGGATCCAACGGCCAAGTTCTTTCATCGAATGGAACAGGAGTTTATTGGGGCTCAGGCGGTACGGCAAATGCTGCTACCATGAATACCTATACGTTTACTGTCACATCGAATACCACGGTGTTTACAGGATTAGACGACACATCAAACACATTCGTATATACTTTAGGGCTTGAAAGCGTCTTCATTAATGGTTCGCGTCAGATTGCGGCCGTTGACTATAACACGACAAATACCACGGTCTTAACGCTTACATCGAATGCGATTGCTGGTGATATTGTTCAAGTTACAACTTTAAATGGTGCTTCACTTACTCTCGGATCTCAAGGCGCTCAAGGTGCTCAAGGTGCAACCGGTGCACAAGGTGCTCAAGGCACAACGGGTGCTCAAGGCGCTCAAGGTGTTGCTGGCGCTCAAGGTGTTCAAGGCGCAACTGGCGCAACTGGTGCTCAAGGCACAACGGGTGATCAAGGTGCTCAAGGTGTTGCTGGCGCTCAAGGTGTTCAAGGCGCAACTGGCGCAACTGGTGCTCAAGGTGTTGCCGGCGCTCAAGGTGTTCAAGGCGCAACTGGCGCAACTGGTGCTCAAGGTGTTGCTGGACCTCAAGGTGTTACTGGTGCTCAAGGCGCTCAAGGTGCTCAAGGTGCCACCGGTGGAGGTGTAACCTCAGTCGCCACGGCTAATGGACTTTCTGGTGGAACGATTACAACTAGTGGTACAATTGGAGTAACTGCTGGGCCAACACTTACGGTCAATACGACTGGTATTCATGTGAATTCCACATTATCAATCGCCGATCTTACACTCTCGGGTAACCTGACAGTTTCCGGTACAAGAACTTACGTGAACACCACAACACTCGACGTTGGTGATAATATTGTTACGCTGAATGCAGATCTTGGAGCTAATCCTCCTACTGAGAATGCTGGCTTCGAGATCATGCGCGGGACGTCTGCCAACGTTCAGTTCGTCTGGGATGAAACAAATGATCGCTGGTCTACAAACAGTCAACCACTTGCTGTTTCGTCTCTTGTAGCCGCAGGTGCTGCATCTGGAATTACCACCCTTGCTGCCGGTAATACTACGATCACTGGTTTTGCCAACGTAACCTCGACGCTACAAGTAGCTGGTATTACTACTCTTAATGCCAACGTTGCAATGGCAAATAATGTGTTAAGTAATCCTAAGCTTGCTTCATACAAAGAAGCAGTTGTTGCCAATACTATAACAACAACTACTCACACTGTAGATTTATCACTATCCAACGTATTCGATTTGACATTGGCCAACGCGTCTATTACAATTACATTTTCAAATCCTCCTGCATCGGGCAATGCATACAGTTTCACACTTCATTGTAAACAAGACGCCACGGGATCGAGAATAATCACGTGGCCGGCTTCTGTTAAATATCCGAATGCTTCGACACCGACGATGTCAACTGGTGCAAATAAAATCGATGTCTTCAGTTTCTTTACCCTCGACGGAGGTACAACATATCTCGGTGCCTTATCTCTTGCAAATACAGGTTAATAAGAAGGTTATACGATGCCATTAAATGTATTTAGAGCTTCAGGTAAGGCTGCTCCAGCCACACAAGTATTCAATGCCCCCGCAACATTCGTCGTTCCTGCAGGCGTATATTCTATAGATATATCTGGTCGTGGCGGCAATGGAAACGCTGGTAATGCAGGCAATCCTGGTACTGCTGGCAATGCTGGTAATCCTGGAAATAATGGGGCCGCAGGAACTGGTGGTGCTGGTGGTACAGCTGGGACATCTGGCAATCCTGGCGCATCAGGAAATGCTGGCACAAACGGGGCCGGCGGAGCTGGCGGTGCTGGTGGTACAGCTGGAACATCTGGAAATCCCGGCGCATCAGGAAATGCTGGCACAAACGGTGCTGGCGGCCCAGGAGGAGCCGGAGGTGCTGCAGGGAATGCTGGGAATCCAGGTGCCACTGGCAATGCAGGTACGAATGGTGCTGGCGGAGCTGGCGGTGCTGGTGGTACTGCTGGAAATGCTGGAGCGACAGGAAACTCCGGCAATCCCGGTACTAATGGTGCCGGTGGTGCAGGCGGTGCTGCTGGTAATGCTGGGAATCCAGGTGCCACTGGCAATGCTGGTAACCCAGGAACAAATGGCGCCGGCGGTGCTGGCGGTGCTGCTGGTAATGCTGGGAATCCAGGTGCCACAGGAAACTCTGGTAATCCTGGTACCAATGGTGCCGGCGGTGCTGGCGGTGCAAGAGGAAATGCTGGGAATCCAGGTGCCACAGGAAACTCTGGAAATCCAGGAAATAATGGTGCCGGCGGTGCTGGTGGCACTGGCGGTAGCGCAGGTACGGGAGGAGGCGGCGGACAAGGTTCAGCCCGACCTTGCGGTGGCGGAGCCGGTAGCGGTGGTAGTCCGGGCGGTGGCTGCGGTTGTTTTGGCACCCCATTTGCGCCTTGTTCTGCCCCCGGCGGCGCCGGAGGCTCTCCTGGCGGAGGAAATGGTGGCTTTGGTGGAAGCGCAAATCTTGGGGGGTGCGTTTGCGGCGGCGGCGGTGGCGGCGGCGGAGGCGGCGGTAGCGGAGTGACTGGTAATTCAGGGAGTGCAGGTGGTGCGGGTGCCAATGGAAGTGCTGGAAATACTGGAGCCGCAGGATCAGGGGCAACTGCTGGAGCAGCAGGAAGTCCCGGTGGAGCTGGGGCCAATGGAAATGCTGGAAATACTGGAGCAGCAGGAACTGGAGCAAACGCTGGAGCAGCAGGAAGTCCTGGTGGAGCTGGTGCCAATGGTAATGCCGGCACAACAGGGGCGGCTGGAACTGGAGCAAACGCCGGAGCAGCAGGAAGTCCTGGCGGTGCCGGTGCTAATGGTAATGCCGGCACAACAGGGGCCGCAGGTACAGGGGCAACTGCTGGAGCAGCAGGAAATCCAGGTAATGCAGGCGCAGCAGGAAATACTGGAGCAAATGGTAATGCAGGAACAGGGGCAACCGCTGGATCTACTGGCAATCCAGGTAATGCCGGCGCAGCAGGAAATCCAGGTGCAAATGGTAATGCCGGCACTGGAGCTAATCCAGGGGCAGCAGGGAGCCCTGGAAATGCCGGAGCAGCAGGAAATACTGGAGCAAATGGTAATGCTGGCACTGGAGCTAATCCAGGAGCAGCAGGAAATCCAGGCGGTGCCGGAGCTGCTGGTAATGCTGGGACTGGCGCAGCAAACGGAAATCCGGGATCAAGTGGAAACCCAGGCAACGTTTCAACGTTTGGTTCCTTAGCTAATTTTCCAGGTGGAACCGGTGGTACTGGTGGGGCTGGAGGAAATGCTACAAACGGAGCAGCTGGCTCGGCCGGAACTTCTGGAAATCCAGGTGGATCAGGCAATCCCGGAAATAATGGGGCTGCAGGAACTGGCGGTGCTGGTGGTACAGCTGGGACATCTGGTGGTATTGGAGGAACAGGCAATCCCGGTAACAATGGAGCTGCTGGTACAGGCGGCGCCGGAGGATCGGCCGGTACTTCCGGAGGTATTGGAGGAACAGGCAATCCCGGTAATAATGGAGCTGCAGGAACTGGTGGTGCTGGTGGTACAGCTGGGACATCTGGTGGTATTGGAGGAACAGGCAATCCTGGCACCAATGGGGCTGGTGGTGCAGGAGGAGCTGGTGGTAATGCTGGTAATCCAGGAGCCACTGGTAATGCCGGCAATCCAGGAAATAACGGTGCTGGTGGTGCAGGCGGTGCTGCTGGTAATGCTGGTAATCCAGGAGCCACTGGCAATGCTGGTAATCCAGGAAATAACGGTGCTGGTGGTGCAGGCGGTGCAAGAGGAAATGCTGGGAATCCAGGAGCCACTGGCAATGCTGGTAACCCAGGAACAAATGGCGCCGGTGGTGCAGGAGGAGCTGGTGGTACGGCGGGTAACTCCGGATCTCCTGGCAACGCTGGTGTAGGCGGAGGCGGCGGAGGCGGCGGAGGCGGAGGCGGAGCATCGGGTTGGACTTTAAAGCAAGGTGGTAGCGGCGCCGGCAATGCTGGTACCGCGGGTAATTCAGGCAACATAAGTGGTGCTACTAACGGCAACGGCGGCGCAGGCGGCAATGGAGGACTTCTTTCGGGCGCTGCCGGTGGTTCAGGTAATGCAGGAACACCAGGCAGCGCAGGAAATACAGGAGCCGCAGGAACTGGAGCAAACGCTGGAGCAGCAGGAAGTCCTGGTAATGCAGGCGCCAATGGAAGTGCTGGAAATACTGGGGCCGCAGGAACTGGAGCAAACGCTGGAGCAGCAGGAAGTCCTGGTAATGCCGGCGCTGCAGGAAGCGCTGGTACAACAGGAGCGGCAGGAACTGGAGCAAATCCAGGAGCAGCAGGAAGTCCAGGCGGTGCAGGAGCCAACGGAAATGCTGGTACAACAGGAGCGGCAGGAACTGGAGCAAATCCAGGAGCAGCAGGAAGTCCTGGTAATGCCGGCGCTGCAGGAAATGCCGGAGCGACTGGCAATGCAGGAACTGGAGCTACAAATGGTGCAGCTGGAAATCCAGGAGGTGCAGGAGCAGCAGGAAATGCTGGAGCGACTGGCAATGCAGGAACTGGAGCTACAAATGGTGCGGCTGGAAACCCAGGCGGTGCCGGAGCTGCTGGTAATGCTGGCACAACAGGAGCAGCTGGAACTGGAGCTACAAATGGTGCGGCTGGAAATCCAGGAGGCGCAGGAGCAGCAGGAAATACTGGCACAGCAGGTAGTGCTGGAACTGGAGCGACCGCCGGAACAGCCGGCACATCAAATCCTGGAGCATCAGGAAACGCTGGTAATATTGGTACTACGACAAATTCAGTATCAGTAAAAGTATACCCATATCAAATAGTTTCTATAAATATTGGAACAGGCAGCGCTAATGGTACGATGAGTGTAACATTTTAGCACAAATAACAAAAAGGAAACAATACATGCTAGTAGGAATTAAAGACGTTTATCTTTATACTGGTTTGACTACGACAGGTGGCAACGACTCTGCTGCAGCCTATCAGTGGCTACAGGATAATAACATTGAGTTTACTCATTTATCATACAACGATAGTAGTCAATACGAATCTGTATTCAATGCTCTAAATACATGGGATATTGGAGAATTTACTGATTTTCCATTTGTCATCTACGATGAAAAACATGACGATTTTACCGCAGTCAAACAAGCATTGATTGGCTTAGATGCCATCACAGAGAGCAACTTAGTCGAACTAGCAGCCCTGTAATTTACATATATATAATAGAGTCATTCATTTGGAACATGTTAACATACAAAGAATGGCATTGGTAATGCGTTGCTATGACAAACTTCCACCACATCTCAGAATATGGATCTCAAGCTTACATTTTAGTTTGCATGATGATCATATTCTGAGAGGTGCGAGCGACGTCGAGCAATGTAAAAAATTTATTGAATCTGGTGGAATACACTATGAAAAACCTGGAAATGGACAAAATTGATGTTTTCGTTTTTTGAAAAGAATGAGCCTAAACTAGAATTTCTTTGCTATGATGATGATTTAGGAAATATACCAGAACCTTATCCTGCCCGCAAACTGATACCAGAATGGTATAAAGCTTTGCCAATGAAGAAGGATGTAGGCTTTGATCAATCTACTCTCAAAAGATGCCCACCTTTTCTTGATGCGATGATCACGGGTTGGATTATTCCACTCGTTGCTGATGTTGAAATCACTTCGAATGAAGATTGTTCGTTCATTGAATACAACAGCAAATATCCGAGAGCAATGATCGAGAATCATTTACAGTGGCAAGTAACATCTGACAAATGCCCCGCTCCACATTTACCAAAACCTCCAATTAAATTCATGAACTGGTGGGCAATCAACTGCCCGAAAGGATACTCACTGTTGTTTGTTCCACCATTAAATAGACCTGATCCAAGATTTACTTGTTTTTCGGGTATGGTAGACTGCGATGGTTATTTTGAGTTTATTAACTTTCCATTTGTTTGGAACGAACCCAATTTTAAAGGTATTCTACCTGCTGGTACACCGTTAATGCAGGTTATTCCAATTAAAAGAGATACTTTGTTTTCGAAAAATGTATGTAGAGCATTCAATGAAACTGAACTGAAAGCACTCAAAGGTACACGTAGAAAGCTTCAAAGTCATGAATCCCATTATCGAGATAATATTTGGGAGCGTAAATAATGGCAGTATATCAAATAGCTCCTTCTCCATCGTTAGGTATACCAGAAATTTCTTTTGCATCATGGCGTGATGGTTTTACTGAAGAAGAGATCGATAAAATAGTTAGTATTGGTGATAGTCTCACGATCAAATCTGCTAGTGTTGGACCTGATAGTAAAGTTGAAGAAGCAGTTAGATCATCTAAAATAGGTTGGATAAATCTTACGCCCGAGACTAATTTTATATATGATAGAATTGCTTTCATAGCAAGACAACTGAACGGTGAATTCTTCAATCTAGATATATGGGGATTTGTAGAGGACTTTCAGTATACTATATACGATGGAAAAGACGATCATTATACGTGGCATCTTGACAGAGGTGGAAATGCAACGAATGCGCCTCGCAAATTATCTCTTGTAATACAATTATCTGATCCTTCTGAATACGAGGGGGGAGATCTTGAGATATTTGATGCACCCGTGCCGACTCAAGTCACAAAACAAAAAGGTTTAGTAGTTGCATTCCCGTCCTTTATTTTACACAGAGTAACTCCTGTGACAAAAGGCATTCGTAAAACTCTAGTAGTATGGTTAGCTGGTCCTCAATTTAAGTGAGATAATATGACAAGAGAATGTGGAAGTTGCACGAAGTGCTGCGGTTGGTTAACTGGAGAAGCTCTTGGCCATCAATTTTGGCCAGGAAGGAAATGTCATTTTGTAACTACAAAAGGATGTTCGATACATGAACAACGACCTGAGAATCCGTGCAAATCGTTTAGCTGTGTATGGTTAGGAAATGAAAAGTTTCCACTCGGTCTTGATACTATTCCGATGTGGATGAAACCAGACGAATCAAACGTAATTATGGTTTGGAGACAACACGAAAATCCTGATCTTAGCTTTTTACAACTGCTTGAAGCAGGCGCTCCGCTAACAGCCGAAATACTTAGTTGGGCTATTCAGTATGGTTTGAACAACGGTTTAAATATATTTTATCAAGTCAACAGTGGTTGGAATAAGATTGGAAACCGACTGTTTTTAGATACAGTGATAGAGGCTGATCTTTCCCAATATACATAACATAAGGATTTTATTATGACAGACATACTTGATCAGTGGCAGTATTTTAGCTCACCTATCTATAGTATTATGAAGCCAGAACTTCTTGATTTCTCAAGAGCAGCATCAAATGCGGCGTTAAGGGCCGCGCGCAAAATAACAAAAATAAACGATGTATATCCAGTCGTGCAAGCAGATGTGTCTAACGAAGAAGATCTTCTTCCACTGATACAGTACACATTAAACACAGCATGGAATCTTTTGAGCGATCAAGGATACAACATGAATGGACTTTCGACTTATCTTACCGAATGTTGGAGTCAAGAACACCATAAGTATTCATCAATGGAGTATCATAATCACAGCGACTGTCAGTTAGTTGCTTTTTATTTTTTAGAGTGCCCGAAAGATCCTCCGCGAATGGTGATTCATGATCCGCGACCAATGAAACTTATGTTACCACTATACGAACATAATTCTTCTAACATTACCACAGCAACATCGTCTATTAATTTTACGCCAGTTCCTGGTCAACTAATGTTTGCAAATTCCTGGCTACCGCATAGCTTTACTCGTAACACATCAACCAAACCTTTCAAATTTATTCACATGAACATTGGTACACGTCCGTACATTGAACCTATAGTATATGATGCAACAGCAGAAATAATCTAATATGTCTGAGTTTATGATAAGATTCAATCAATCAAGAGGACAACCTAATCGCGGGACAGAAGATCATGTCTGGCGCGTTTTCGAAGATGGTAAAGAATATCTATGTAAAAATGTTATCATTAATGTTCCAAGCCGTGGGGCAAAGACAGGTCAAGATTGGAATATCTGTTGCGAAGGTACTATGAGCATATGTAAAGACACCTCTACAATTACTATTAACTAAATTATTATCGGTGAAATTATGAACTTAGAATTTTCAGAAATAAAACTTTATAACCCAGGAGTTCTTAAAACAAGAATTCCAGTTTCTATTTTTGCTGAGTTGACTTGTGACTTGCAAAAGCAAGTTGATAATAATCCGGAAAAATACAATACTAATTTAGCTGGGCAATTAGAAACAGAATTTCAGTATGTTATTAACGGGCAGTTTAGAGAATGCATAGAGCAAACGTTTCTTGAATATAGAAGAAAATTTAATTTTTATGAAAATTATGATTATGTCATTGATAATGATGCTTGGGTAAATTTTCAGAAGAAACACGAATATAATCCAATACATTTTCACCACAAAGCTATTTCATGGGTGATATGGATTGCAATTCCTTATGATTTAGAAGAGGAATTAAATATGCCAAATGTAAGAGAATCAAACTATAAAGTTGCATCAAAGTTTGAATTCATTTATAACTCATTAGACGGTGGAATTAGTACGACTCAATTAGATATTGATAAGACATGGGAAGGTTCTCTTATTATGTTTCCAAATTATCTTAAGCATCAGGTATATCCGTTTCAAACTTCAGACGAACATCGTATTTCTATTTCTGGTAATATAGACATTAGAAATTAATTGGGCGAAGTGGAGTTAAGACTACAATTGTCCCAGAAATTGATGAGTATGCTCTTGCGAGAGCCGCTTTTGATTTCATTGACCCAATGGTAGTATCGACTGCCTTCGAAGTATAAGACCGCACCTTCGGTAGGTTGAAAAGACTCGTGTGTATATTTTAACAATTCTTCTTTTAAAACTTCCGGAGGGCTCAGTTCTTTTTCATAGTCTAACCAACTTCTTTCAGAAATACAAAATTCTCCGCCTTCAAGATCGATTGCTTCTAAGTAACACGATATGGTAATTGGAGACATTAATTCTTCTGGTTTCAACTTTTCTCCAGCCTCAATTCTGTGCCGAAGCTTTTCATTAAAATCTACATGAGGCCACAAATCTCCAGAAGATTTATACGCCTGATACCAATATTCAATATGAGTTTTGTTACAATTAAACTGTTCTCTGTCGAGAAATTCAAGCACAGCTTCATCTGTTTTATTTGTAGGCGCATTACGATCAAAGTAATGCATGTTCGTATGCCTATTTAAACCTTCAAGAAAAGTTAAGCGAATATCTTCATCGAGAGTAGATCTACGA